ACAGTTAAAAAAAGGGACACAGGATATGGGAGTGTTTTGGACACGCATTGAGTCGTGGTCTAGTCCTGGTGTCCCAGATGTTCATGGTATCAAAAATGGTGTTAGCTTTTGGGTTGAACTTAAGATCTCCAACTTAAAAACACTTAAATCCATTGGACTCAGCCCACACCAAAAATCGTGGCAATACAAATATTCTCAACAGTCAGGGAATATCTTTAACCTTGTCAGCCATCCTTCGTCCCGAACCTTAAAAATATTTGGTGGTTCGCGATCCCTGGAACTTAACGATCAAAAAAGATCCTTGGTTCCTGATCTGGAGGTTCCGTTTCCTGTTGATTGGAAGATCGTTCTTGATCATATTATATCTCACTCTGGTTCTTAATGTGTCGTGTGATAAAAAAAGACTTGCCAATCAAGTTTGATCAAATTTGATCGGTGCCGATCGTGTTTGGTTATTATAATAACGAACACTTTTGATGTACATTATTATAAAAATAATATATACTAAACTTGTAATATTAACAATTAACATGGAGATCATTATGTCTCAACCAAAAAACATTTTATCAAGGTTAAAGCAACCTATAAATTGGAAAAAAATAAAACATATAACAATACAGTCCGAGAAAGATATTGAACTTGCCATAAAACTTGGACTACTTACTCCCAAAAGTAGCAAGTGGAGAAGACAGTAACCTTCCTTAAACCTCGGTTCCCTTTGTTTCAGGGTTCCGAGGTTCTTGGTTCTCGGTTCTTGACTGGGGGATTATAATAGATCTTTAATGATCTGGTTCTTATAAGAGATCTTTATTGATCGGTGCCGATCGCAGTCGGTAAAAACGGAACAAAAAATTATGGTCAAAATAAATTATTACTTTAATATTTTTAATATGTTTATATTTATTTTAATTTACTGTTTATGCCTTTATATATTGTATAAATTGTATAACTAATTTTTAGGCTTGTAAGTAGTTGTTTTTATTGTACTTTTTGCAAAACCGCACTAATTATAAAAACCACCACCAAAAAACCAAAAAATAATTTCTAGGTAAACCATTGGTTTTATTACCTTTTTACATTGTTATAAAAATAGTGCTTATTGTTATAAAAATAAATGGTATAATTAATTATGCCAATAGGCATATTAATATTAACAACTAACATAAGGTAAAAAATGTTAAAAACTATTACTAAAAATAAGGCAGTAAGTTTTAAACAAGTTATTTTAGTTAGTAACCATATAGGCAAAACTACTGCCTATAAACCTTTTACTACTGCAAGTATTAAGCAGTTTGTAAATGCTAATGGTGGTGGCAGTTTTAATAATATAACTGTTACGCCTTGCAACAATGTAAACCTTAAAAATACACCACCAATTAGTTTCGGCTATAATGGTGGTAAAGGCACTAAACATAAACAGTTTGGTGGCACGCGTGCATTAATACTAAATAGTTTTTTATTTGGTGTCAATGCTAACCATACACCTGCGTTAAATGGTAATGGCAACTATAATTTAGGTGCAATACTTAACGCATTAAAGGTGCATAAAGTTAGCCCAACATTGTGGGGATGTGTGTTTTTGCTAAATGGTGGCACTAGTCCTAGCAATAACGCTTATGGCACTAGCTTTATTAAGTTAGTAGCTAACCAAACTAAATAACTTTTAACTTACTGCCTATAGTCCTAAGTACTTTTAAAAAGGTACTTAGGACTTTTTTTATGGGCTTGTCTTATTTTGCTTTTTTGCACCACCCTAGAGAGCTTTGCATTACACAAGGCGTCAGCGTAATGCAAGTTTTGGACGATTCTTTGGATATGAAAAAAATATCATAGGCCGTACCCCCCTTACTGTTTGTTTTGATAATAGGTTCATTGCCCTTGAAAAATTTTCGATATATAAATAAAGTATGAATGAAACCCAACAACAGCTGATTTTTATTTTAATTGTTTTTGAAATATGTTTACATTTGGCAGAGATATGGTTTGATTTTATGCAACACGTCCATTTTTACGGATTAGATTGGTAAAGGAGTAGATATGTTTAGTTTTTTGAAAAATTTGTTTGGACCAAAGCCCAAGAAGAAAATAAGTAGAACAGCTTTGCAGATAATGACAAAGAAGGAACTTGAAACATTGGGCAGGAAATATGGTATGGAGTTGGACAGACGATTTCACAAGAGCGATTTAGTTGACCAACTGTATGCGTATTTGAGGAAACTAAATAAATGAACTGTTGGCATTGTGGTACAGAGTTAATTTGGGAGAATGATTTTGATATAGAGGATGAGAATGATTTCTATTGTATGGAAACCAATTTGCATTGTCCAAAGTGCGAGGCGTTTTATTCGGTGTATTTACCTAAGGATAAGCCAAAAAAAGTTGACCAATATAAATGAACAACATAGATTTTATACCTGAAGAAAAATTAAAGAACTATGCTAATTTGATTAGTAAGGCAAAGGAGCTGACTGATGCGGAAAAGGCTCGTTTGGATTTTATGCAGTTTACAAAAACGGTTTGGCCAGAGTTTATAGAAGGTAGCCACCATAAGATAATGGCGAAGAAATTTAATTTACTGGCAGAAGGTAAGTTGAAACGATTGATAGTGAATATGCCACCACGACACACGAAATCTGAATTTTCAAGTTTTTTACTTCCAGCGTGGCTGATAGGTAAGAAGCCGAATTTAAAAATTATGCAGACTACGCACACAGCTGAGTTAGCTTTTAGGTTTGGTAGAAAAACAAGAAACTTGATGAACTCACAAGAATACAAAAAAGTATTTAACAAAGTAAATTTGAGAGTGGACAGCCAAGCCGCAGGACGATGGGAAACAGAAAACGGTGGAGAGTATTTTGCGGCAGGAGTAGGAGGAGCGGTGACTGGTCGAGGTGCGGATTTATTAATAGTGGATGACCCCCATAGTGAGCAAGATGCACTGAGCCCAACTGCTTTAGAAAATGCTTATGAATGGTATACATCGGGACCCCGACAGCGTTTGCAACCTGGAGGCAGCATAGTAATAGTAATGACACGCTGGGCAGAAAACGATTTAACAGGGAAGTTGATACGCCAACAAGCTAGAGATATATTAGCCGATAAGTGGGAAGTAATAGAATTCCCCGCTTTGATGCCCGAAAGTGATGAGCCGATGTGGCCAGAGTTTTGGAATAAGAAAGATTTATTAAATGTAAAAGGAAGTTTATCAGTAGCTAAGTGGGAAGCCCAATGGCAACAAAACCCGACAAGTGAAGCGTCGGCACTTTTAAAAAGAGATTGGTGGAAGCGGTGGAAGAAAAAAGAAATGCCACCCTTGGAATACATAATGCAAAGTTATGATACAGCGTTTAATAAAAACAATAATGCTGACTATAGTGCGATAACAACTTGGGGAGTATTTTATCCAGAAGAAACAGGAACACCGAATATAATTTTATGCGATGCCCGAAAAGATCGATGGGAGTTTCCTGAATTACGCCGAGTAGCGTTAGAAGAATATAAGTATTGGGATCCTGAATGCGTATTAATTGAAGCAAAAGCGAGTGGTATGCCATTGACCCAAGAACTACGGAATATGGGAATCCCAGTCATGAACTACAGCCCAAGTAGAGGGAATGATAAATTTGCTCGTGTGAATTCAGTTGCACCAATAGTCGAAAGTGGGTTAGTATGGGTTCCAGATACTCGTTGGGGTGAAGAAGTAATAGAAGAGTGTGCTGCTTTCCCTGCTGGAGAACACGATGATTATGTTGATACAGTTACACAGGCGTTACGAAGATTTAGAGAAGGCGGCTTTATATCTCACCCTGATGATTACGAAGAAGATCGTATTGGTATTAACAGAGAAAGGATTTATTACTGATGGCTGAAGAAATAGAAAAAATAAAAAAACCATCAAATGTAGAAAAGAGTTTAATTTCTAATGATGTGTTGAGTGAATTTTCTGTTGAGGAAGAAAACCTTCAAGGACAGGAAGATGATTTTTTAAATATGGATGTTGAAGTTGAGACCGATGATGAAGGTGGAGCAGAAGTTACTTTTGGTGAACAAGAAGAAGAGACAGGTGTAGAACCTGATGATTTTTTTGGGAACTTGGTCGATGGACTTTCTGAATCAACTTTATCAGAAATATCCCGTTATGTGATGACTTCTGTTGAAGAAGATAAAAATAGTCGTAAGGATTGGGAAGATAGTTACACAAATGGATTAGATTTACTAGGGCTGCGTTATGAAAACAGAACAGAACCTTTTGATGGTGCTACTGGTGTAGTGCATCCAATATTAAATGAGGCAGTTACACAGTTTCAGGCAGGAGCATATAAAGAAATGTTGCCTTCATCGGGACCTGTTCGTGCTCAAATTGTAGGTGAACCTACTGCGGAAATAGAAAAACAGGCACAGCGAGTAGAAGATTACATGAATTATCAAATTATGTATGAAATGGAAGAGTACGAACCAGAGTTTGACCAGATGTTGTTTTTCTTAGGGTTGGCTGGAAGTGCATTTAAAAAAGTTTATTTTGATGATTTACTCAAAAGACCAGTAAGTAAGTTTATACCAGCAGAAGATGTGGTCGTACCGTATACTGCTTCTGACTTACGATCGGCTGAGCGTGTTTCTCATGTCATAAAAATGAATGAAAATGAACTTCGTAAGTTGCAAGTGAGTGGTTTTTACAAAGATATGGAACTAAAAGGCGGTTTAACAGAGGATTCTTCGCCTATTGATGAAAAATATGATGAAATTGAAGGTAAATCAACAAACTCTTACGAGGAAGAATACACTTTATATGAGTGTCATTGCTATTTTGACCTTGAAGAGTACCCTGACAGGAAGGTTGATGGCGAAAATTCAGGCATAAAACTACCTTATATCGTTACAGTTTGTTCAGACACGCAAGATGTACTGAGTGTAAGAAGAAATTTTTTGCCTGATGACGCAAAAAAAGACAAAATACCACATTTTGTGCAATATAAGTTCACTCCTGGACTAGGTTTTTATGGTTTTGGACTAATTCACTTGCTTGGTAACCTTTCTAGAACTGCAACTGCTAATTTAAGACAATTAATTGACGCAGGAACGCTATCAAATATGCCAGCAGGATTTAAAGCGAGGGGTTTACGCATAGCTGATGACTCTGAACCTTTACAACCTGGAGAATTTAGAGATGTTGATGTTCCAGGAGGTGATTTACGCACAAGTTTGATGGCTTTACCTTACAAAGAACCTTCAGGAACGCTGTTTCAGTTAATGGGCTTTGTTGTACAGTCAGCTCAACGGTTTATTGGAACAACTGATATTGGTGTAGGTGACGGAAACCAAGAAACACCAGTCGGTACAACTATTGCGTTGTTAGAAAGGGGAGCTAGAATAATTTCTGCTGTCCATAAACGATTACACGCTAGTTTAAAAAATGAATTGAAGTTATTAGCACGATTATTTGGACAAGATCCAAACCCTTACCCTTACCCTGTTGGTGTTGATGCACAAGTGAAGACTACAGATTTTGATGCTCGTATAGATATCATACCAGTTAGTGACCCAAATATTTTTAGTATGTCGCAAAGAGTAGTTTTAGCACAAGAACAGTTAAAACTTGCGAGTGCTGCACCAGATTTGCACAACCTTTATGAATCATACCGTCGTGTGTATGAGGCGTTAGGTGTAAAAAATGTAGATCAAATATTAAAACCTCGTATGGTTCCTATGCCTAGAGACCCAGCCCAAGAAAACCAAGACGCATCAGTTGCTGCGGCTGGTCAAACTAAATTACAGGCATACCCTACGCAAAACCACGATGCTCATATCGCTGTTCATTTGGCGTATATGCAATCAAAGGTTGCTAAGATGCAACCAGCAGTTTTACTTACTTTAGAAAAACATATTTTTGAACATATTGGTTTGAAAGCCCAAGTATTGGCTGCTCAACAACTACAACCACAGGAACAACAAAACCCAGATCTTGTTGCTTCAAAGGTAGCAGAAATACAATCACAGTTAATGCTTGATTATTTACAAAAGAATCCTCCGCAACCAGACCAAGAACCATTGGTGGCGTTAAAACAACAAGAACTTGCTCTTCGTGCTCAAGAACAACAAACAGATGCGTTCAACGAGCAACAAAAATTAAAACAAGAGCAAATGAAAACACAGCAACAAGGTTCTATTGCTAGGGAACGCATACAATCTACTGAGGATATAGCCAATATGCGAGCTCAAATAGCTTTAGAAAGAACACGAAAATAAGGAAAACTTATGAAAGGACAAAAAAATGTTTCAAAGAATAAAAGAAAAAATAAATTATCTGTCAAGTTTGGTGGAGGCGGTGAAGCAGTCCTCGACAAAACAAAAAATAGGATGGCTAACGCTAATGTTTCTAGAGGCGGTGGTGCTTCTTTGGCTGGTATAGATTTTAAGGGAGTATTTTAAATGTTGACAGCACTTATAGGACCAGTTACAAGTTTACTTGATAAATTTATTGAGGACAAAGACCAAAAAAACAAATTAGCTCATGAAATAGCAACAATGGCTGACAAACAGGCTCATGAAATAGCTAAAGCACAAATGGATATAAATAAAGAAGAAGCAAAATCTAGACATTGGTGGATTGCTGGATGGCGTCCTGCTTGTGGGTGGATTTGCACTTTGGCTATGGGTTATCATTTTATTATTCAACCTTTTCTTATATTTTTCCTAGCTTTATTTGGTTTAAAAATGGAAATACCTACTTTTGATATGGACACGCTAATGACTGTTTTACTAGGAATGTTAGGACTTGGCGGTTTAAGATCATTTGAGAAACATAAGAAACTTACAAAATAATTTATGGAAACACTTTACTTTTACGATAAATCACTTAAGATAATACGCAAGAGACAAGAAGACATAAGAGAAACTATATGTCATGGTTCTGTTAACGACTTTGAGTCTTTTAAAGAGCTCCGTGCAAAATTGCAAGAGCTCGTTATAATAGAACAGGAGTTAAAAGACCTGCTAGAAAGAGAAGAAAAAAATGGGTAAATTATTAGTTCCAGAAAGATTCGCAAAACAAGACGAACAAACATCTTTGGAAAAATTACCAACCCCGACAGGATGGAGAATACTTATCTTACCATACAGAGGTAAAGGCACAACAAAAGGTGGTGTTTATTTACCTGAGAAAACTGTCGACACTCAAGCAGTAGCTACTGTTTGCGGTTATGTCTTAAAGGTTGGACCTCTAGCATATAAAGATCAAGAAAAATTTGGAGAAACTGGTGCTTGGTGTAAGGAGCAGGACTGGGTTATTTTTGGTAGATATGCTGGTAGTCGTTTTAAAATAGAGGGTGGCGAAGTTAGAATCTTAAACGATGATGAAATTTTAGCTACTGTCAAAGACCCAGAGGACATAGTACATCAATTTTAACATTATGGAGATATAATGCAGGAAAACACAGCAGAAAAAATTAAAGAAGAAGAAACAATAGAAGTTCCTTTAGAACAAGAAAAAACGAATAAAACTGAGAAAGCAGAAGTAACTGAGGAAAAAGAAGAGGTTACTGTTGCTACAGAAGAACAAGCAAAAAACAAAGAAGAAGAGCTGAATGAGTATAGCGAAAAAGTTCAAAAACGAATAGGCAAACTCACTGCGAAAATGAAAGAGCACGAGCGAAGAGAAAAAGCTGCCCTTCAATTTGCTGAGTCAGCTAAACAAGAACTAGCGAACATGAAAGCTCAAACACAACAAATCGATACTAATTATGTAAAAGAATTAGAAAACAGAGTAACCATACAAAGAGGTGCGTTAGAAACTCAACTGAAACAAGCGATTGAATCTGGGGATACAGATACGCAAGTTAAGGTACAAACAGAACTAGCCAATTTGGCACAAGACAATAATAGACTTGCGTACATAAAACAAGAGCAAGAAAAACAAAAGGCACCTCAACAACCGATGCAACAGCCGATACAACAGC